AGGCAAACGTCAGATTGCAGACCTTGATGCAAAGATCTTGCAGACACAACAGGCAATTCAGAAGGTGACTATGCAGGCAGCAGCAGACAGATTGAAAGGCAACAAGGCTGCAGCAAGTGCAGCAGAACAAAGGGTTGCAGCCCTGAACACACAGAAGACTGCCTTGCAGGAACAAAGGGATCTGCAGGTTCAGATTGCAGCGCAACTGACAAAGAATGCAGAACAGGCAACCACCTTTGCAGGGGGCTTCAGACAGGCCTTTGCAGATGCAGAAGCCACAGGCAAGAACTTTGCCAATGCACTTGGTCAGCAACTAGGCAACCTGTCAAGAAGTGCAATTCAGTTTGCCACCGACAGCCTTGTCAAGCTAGGTGAAGGCCTGGGACAACTTGCACAGGGACTGAAGGGCTTTGACCTTGGGGCTGACTTCAGGCAACGGGTTTTGTCTTTTCTTTCAGATCTTGCCGTTCAACTAGGGTCGTTCTTCATCATGTCAGGAACCGGATTGATTCTTACAGGTACCCCTGACGGCATAGCACGCGGGGGTGCCCTTATTGGGATCGGTGCCGTTCTTGCCACAGGTGGGGGCTTTGTCAAAGCCTTTGCAGGGGGCACAGGGGCAGCAACTTCCACTGCAGGCATCAATGCAATCAGGCAGTCACCTTCTGCTGCCCCTACTCGGCAGCAACAACAACAGACAACTGAAACATTCATCCTGTTCAACAGGGCACCTTGGTCACTTGGCACCCCAGAACAGGAGTTCAGACAGTTTCAGGCATGGAAGAACAGACAGTCACGCACAATAGGGAGCAGATGATGGGCCTGGGCAATCCCCCTTGCTTTGTAGGCAAGGTCAACATCACATCAGAAAACAATGAATTGTATTGGTCAGAACAAACGTCAGGGGCAAACAACACAAGCCTGAATATTGCAGAACTGTACCCTGAAGCCCTGGCAACAGAAATATCAACTGCAATGACTTCTGCAAGCCTTGCAGGCAATGCCTATGCCTGCACCTTTGACCCTTCAACAGGGAAGTACACCATTGAAAGAACGTCAGGCACTGAAGACTTTGCGATTGATGCAAGGACATCACAGGCAGGCAATGCCTGGATCGGTGGCACAACTGACTCTGCAGGCAACACATGGTCAACTGAACAGTATGGCCCTTTCAACCTTGGGTGGGCAGCAGCAACAGCCCTGACAGCCTATGCAGAAAGCCACACAAGCCCACAGGTGGCAGGGGCAGTGTGGTTCCCTTCACAACCTGCACAGGATGACAACGGGGGTGCTGACAATGCCCTTGTCACACAGGCTGCTGCAATGGACGGCACACAGGTCACGTATACCTTCACACAGTGGCAGACAAGCAATGAAAGCAAACACTTCCCACACTACCTTGACAAGAATCAGACAAGAACATGGGTGTTCAGGTACATCACACAGGCAAGCAGGGATCAATACATTCAGTTCTGGGGTGCCTATGCAAGGTCAGGGGGCGCATTCAAGTTCTTTCCTGACTACTCTGCAAGCACATTTTTTGAATACAAACTGACCCTTGAATCCTGCAGAGAACGCACCTTCACAGAAAGAACAGTGCAGGGGTACCCGTACTATTCAGGCACCTTGTCTGCAAGGGGTGCAGAATGACAGCCCGTGACTATGCCCTGTTGATTGACATTCACGGCAGTGACTATGCCCTGTGCAGTCATGCTGCCTGCAAAGGTCAACAGGCCTTTGCAAGCAATGACAACACCCTTGTCAGAGTCTCTGCCCCTGTGCCTTCAGGGTTGACAGTAGGGGTTGACCCCTACACAGGGCAGACTGACCTGGGGGGCACAACCCTTCAACTCACACACTGCCCTGAACTGTTGACGGCACAGGCAACAGCCCCTGTCAGCACCCTGCTTCAGGAAATGACAGACAGCAGCACAACAGTCAGGGTGCCTTCTGCAAGTATCTACACGATCCCCGGGTACCTGTGGGTTGAACGTGAAGCAGTGTATGCAACGTCAAGTGCATCAGGGTCAGGGTATGATGACATCACAGTCACAAGGGCAGCCCTTGGCACAACAGCAGCAGCACATCCTGCAGGGTTCAATGTGTACGGCAAGAATCCTCTGTTGCTAGGTAGAAAGGTTGTGCTGTCATGGCTTGCCCTTGATGATGTCAGCAGTGCAACTGTCCGTTTCAAGGGGTACATTGAAAACCTGCAGCAGAACGGGCAGGGGGTCAGAGTCTCCATTGTTTCAGGGCAACAGTTGATCAATGACAGACAGGCCTTTGCAGGTGACTTTGCAGGGGGTGCCTTGCGTCAGGGTCTGTTGTATCCCGGTGGGGCAAACACCCTGCCCCCTGGTGTGTCAACAAATGCAGAAGACATCACAGTCAGACTGAAAGACAAGGCAACACCCTTTCCTTCACATGGCTTCAGAGGGGGTGCCTACTTCCCGGCCTATGTCAGGATCAACAATGAATTAATCAAGTACCAATTCACACAACACCCCTTGTTCAGCTTTGAAGTGTCAAGTGTTTCAGGGCAGACCTTGACCCTGACACAGACTGCAGACAGGGCAGGTGATGCAACCCTTGTCAAGGCAGGTGATATCATTGACTTGACAGACTCTGCAGGTGCCCTGCTGACAGGGGGTGAAGGCCTGCAGGTTGTGAGTGTTTCGACCCCTTCAAGCAGAACTGCCACCTTCACGATCAAGCACAACGGCAGCCTGACTGTGTCTGCAGGGGATCTTGTGTCTGGTGTGTATCAGCAGATGATACTTGATCCCCACATGGTCAGGGCAGTTGACAGCAGCATTGCAGAGACACACAAGGCAGAAGCACAGGCAACAGAAGTCAGAAGGATTGAACAGGATGCCCTGTTGCTGTTGCGTCAGATCTTGTTCAGCCTTGAAGGGGCAGGCACAAACGGCCCTGACTCAGGCCTGTATGATGTGCTGCCTTCACCCTGGGGGCTTGGGTTCACAACTGCAGAAGTTGACAATGACAGCCTTGATGCACTTGCCCCCTTCAGTAGCGTCAGAAGGTACTATCTTGACGCGCCCTTGAAGGTCAGTGACCTTGTTGAATGGCTGTCAATTGAATTGAATTGCTTTCTTGTGTTCTGTGAAGATGGACTGTTGAGGGCAATCACAAGGGGTGATGTGTACCCCCTTCAGGGCACAAGTCACACAGTGGGGGCATCACAACTGAACAGGGAAGAAGTGCCTGCCTTGTTCGTTGACCTGTCCCTTGTGAAGAATGCTGCCCGGCTTGAAACTGACTTCAACATTGACGGGCAGGCAACGCGGGCAGTGAATCTGATTGAACGGGAGTCAGTGTCAATGCACGGTCAACTTGACTTGACCCTGTCTGACCCCGGATTGACAACGGCAGGGGGTGCTGCAGTCATTATTCCCTTGTTGACTTCAATTCTGAAGGCAAGGTCAAGACCCCTTGCAAGGTTCAGTGTGAAGGTGTTGTTGCAGCCTGCAACAGCCTTCAGGCCGGGTCAGGTGGTGTCATTCACTCTGCCACACTTTGCAAACCTTGAAGGGGGCACGGGCTTCAGTGGTGCTTATTTTGAGGTCTTACGCGCCCAACCTGCAGACAGCACAGGCCTTGTTGAACTTGAACTGCTGCAGAAAAGACAGCCTGCAAACCTTGGCAGGATCTGTTTTGCAGGGGTGGTAGCTAGCGTTTCAGGGGCAGTGTTGACCCTTGAAGCAGCATCAGTGACACACTTTGCCCCTGCAGACCCTGACATTGAACCAGGGGGCAACGCGGGCACTGAAGATGTTGACTATTTCTTGCCTGATGACTCTGTCACAGTGTGGGACAGCAGCAGCCTCGGGGGCACTATCAACACACATGATGCAACCCTTGTTGCTGTTGACACTGCAGCAAAGACCCTTGAACTTGATGCCTTGCCGTCAACATGGACAATTGCAGCAGGTGACATTGTCAGGCTTGACAGGTGGCAGGATGTGGGCAGCAGTGCAAACGCGGCAGCACGTCAGGGCCTTTACATTGCCCTGGCAGATGCAGGCACTGAAACATTGAACGGGGATGACCCCTACAAATGGGGGGTGTGACATGGCAATCACAAGCCTTTTCAAGGTTCTTTCTTTTGATACTGTTGAAGCAGGTGACAGCATCCTTGAAACGTGGTTGACAAGGGCCTTTCAAGCAGTCAATGCCTTGTATGAAGGAACAATTGACTCTGCAGCAGTAGGCAAGACAGCAGGCAGTCAACTGTGGGAAGGTCATGATCATGGTCCAGGGGGCGGCCCTGCAATGCAAAGGGGGTGCCTGTATAGCATTGACGGGGGCAGCAGTGCCTTGTTCACCCTGGCATTGACGGCAAAGACACCACAGGACATGACCTATGACCAGTGGTACACGCTGCCCGGTTATTTTTCAGATGTTGGCAGGTTCTTTGTCAGTCCAAGGGTCACAGGGCCTTTGCAAGTTTGGATCTGCTATGATTGTGTTGACAGCCCTGTGATTGTGAAAGCGCGTGAGGCAGCAGCAGCCCTGTCAGACCCTGACCCTGTGGGGGCAATCGTGCCTGTCACACTAGACAAGACAACAGACAGTGCAGAGTCACCAACCTATCAATGGGCCTTGCTTCAGATGCCCTGCAGCCCGGGCAAAATGAATGCCCTTCAGATTGAATGTGAGAGTGAAACAGATGCAACCTTTCAGGTGTATTCAATTGTGGTTGCAGAAGTTGAAGGCCTGACTGTCAACAGCAAGGGGGTCAGGTTGTGAGTGTGTTCCGTTGGTTTTCAGAACTAGTGAATGAAATGACTGAAGGTCAACAGTGGCTTGACTCTGAAGTGTTGTTCAGGGTCACAAGTCAGGTCAATGCCCTGTATGAATTGATACTTGACAAGCCTGCACCAGGGGCAACAAGTCAAGGCATTCAGGGTCATGACCACACAAGCACACAAGGGGGCAGGACAGTTGCAAGGGGCACCCTGTACAGTGCAGGGGCAGGCAAGCAACAACTGTTCAAGTTTGAAGGGCCGGGGTCAGGGGTGTGGGGCAATGCAGACAATGCAAACACAACTGCCCGTCAAAGGTCAGTGACTTTCAAGGCCTATTGTTCAGGCACAAGCACAGGTTCTTCATCACCCTACACAACCCCTGTTGCCTGGTGCAGTTTGCGTTTTCAGTTTGAAACACATGGCACTTCAAGGCTCATTTCTGTCAGATTGCAAAACAACACCCTGACAAAGACTTCTGACGTTGTGACCTTCAACATTCCCGGCAGCACAGGCATCATTTCAAGCAGCCCACCCTTGCTGTTGACTGAAGTGCCCATCACTGCAGGGTGGAATGACTTTGTGCTTGAACTGATGTCAGATCATGATTCACCGATTGTCTACACAACACATGTTGCCTTGGTTGAAGCAGCAGATGAAGATGGGTGCTATGAAGGCAGCACAGGTGTTTCACCCTTGGGGGGTCTGTGATGTCATTTGTCACTGCAGGTTTTCAGGCTTTGAAATGGTCACTGTATCAGATTGCAAGGCCCGGCAAGTTTGTCCTTGCTTCTTCTCTGTTCCACAACATCAATGGGCTGTTTGAAGCAGTCACAGGCAAGCCTGCCCCAGGTGCAGGGGTGCAGACTGTGGCAGGGCACAACCACAGTCTTCAAGGGGGCTTCCCTGTTTTTCGTTCCTATGTAGGGGGCTTTGATACAGGTGAATCCATAGGCTACACCCTGACAGGGGTGTCTGCAGTGGCAACCCCTGTGCCATTGTGTGACAAAAGCCCTGCCTTTAGGGCATACGTCAACCCTGCAGTCACTGACCTGCTTGCAGGCCCACCCACCCTTGAATGCAAGGCGTATGTCATTCTGACAAATGCAGGGGGCACTTCTTCTGACTTCAAGTTCATCTTGCGCAACATTGACAACGGCACCAACAGCACAACCACAACAGAGACAGTGCCTTCAGGCACAACTGTCAGTAAATGGATTGACATTTCAGGGGTTGATGTTGGCAAGGGTGGTTGGGTCGGATATGATCTGCTTGGGGGGTTCACAGGCACAAACGGCACGATCATTGTGACTGCCTGCATACTTGCAGAGACAGCAAACACAGTGACAGCATCAACAGGGGTGAAGTATGACAGTGCAACTGCCACAACCAGACCTTGAAGCGACCCTGACACAAATTGACAGGGCAACTGAAGACTTCATTGACTTCTTGAAGATGCAGAGTGAAACGTTGCAGGCCCTGGTGACTGCTTCAGGCACTTATGATGCAGTTGAACACTGTGCCCTTGAAGAAGAATGAAAACAGAATGGGTTGAAATGGTTGCAGACCAATTGAAACAGTCTGCAGTCAGACATGCACAACAGGACGGGTTGATCGTGGATATCAGAGACAGGGTGGCAAGGATTGAACAAGATCTTCTGCACTTGCGAGAACAGACAAGGGCACAGGATCAGACACTGCAACGCATAGCAGAAGCAGCATCACCTTCACAGTTGAAAGACCTTGTTGCCACTGTTCAGAAACATGAACAGACCCTTGCCCGGATCATGGTGGCAGCAGTGGTTGCACAGTTGCTGTTTGCCCCTATTGTGGCAGGCCTGGTGTCTGTGTACATGCAGCCAAAAAAGGCAGCAGTGACTGCCCCTGCCCCTGCCAAGGGGTCACGCCCATGAAAGAAGTGCTTGCAGAACTGTTTTCTGACGTTGACGGGCTGTCACCTTCTGAAGTGATGGGTTTCTTGTCAGGAGTGTCAGGCATAGTGCTTGCCTTCATGAAGAACAATCAAAGTGCAACAGTGCTTGCCTTTGCAGCGGGCTGTTTCGGGTTGAACAAGGCAGCAAGTGCAGTCGTGAAGACACAACAGTCAAAGGCAGTGCAGGTTGCCATGAAACAGCCTGCCCCTACACCTACCCCTGCAAACATCAAGACAGGGCCTTCTGTGCCTGTCACAGACCCTGCAAAGGGGGTGTGATGACTGCAAAGGCCTGGTTGATCATTGCAGGTGTCCTTGTTGTGGCAGGTTTTCTTTTTGGGGGTGTCCTGTTTGGCTTGTTTGGTGCTTCTGCAACTGCTGCTGCAGTGCAGGTTGCACGACGAAGACAGAAGCAGCAACTGCAGCAAGAACAACAGATTGAAGATGACAAGAAGAAGAGAATTGAACAGATTGACAGAGACATCAAGCATGAAGCCCGGATCATGCACAACAAGACAAATGCAGAACTGAAACAAGACATCTTGAAAGACCTTGATGACCTGGACACTAGGCGTTGACATGAACAAGACGATTGCAGCCTTGACCCTTGGTGCTTTTCTTTGTGCCCCTGTGGCGCGGGCTTCTGACATTTGTTTCACCAGGGCACAGGCCCTGAAGGTGTCAAAGACTCTGAAGGCATGCAAGGGTGACAAGAAGAAACACAAGGTTGAATTGAAGGCCTTGAAGGCACAGTGCAAGTTGCAGATTCAGGGGGCGCGGCAGGACTGCAGAAAGCCCCCTGCAGTGCATCCTGCAGTGTGGTTCCTTGCAGGGGCTGTTGTCACAGGGGTTGCTGTTGGTGTGATTGTTTGGCAGGTGTCTGTTCTTGATAAGCCTTGACAAGGCGTTGCAGAAAGGGCTGCTGCCTTGCAATGTCAGCCCTGATTGATGCCAGGGGCGCGCGCCCTTGAAGAACTGGCAGGTACAGTTGACTTTCCCTGTTCCTTTCCCACACACACTTCAACCAGACAATTGAATTGTATGCCCTTTGATCATCATGGTCACAGACACATTGCACATGTGCAGTGTGCAGGTCAGGGCACATCGACCACAGGCAGGCCTTCAACAGGGTCACATTCACTTCTTGTTCCTGATGCTGTCCTTGTGCCTGATGACATTGTTTGCCTGCAGCATGCCTTCTTCAACAGCCCGTTCAAAACATTCAGAGTGCAAAACAACAAAGTTTGAAAAGTCACGCCCCCTTCTGTCGCGCCAAAAATACCGCGCCCCTGGTGCAGAACAGATATCACAGTGATGTTCAAGGATGATGTTTTCATCCTGTGCCTTGCACTGTTGCTTGTACTTCTGCCTTTGTCTTTCCCTTTCAACTGCTTTGTAGGTTGTCTGATAGTATTTCCTTGCCTTTGCCTTTGTGCATTCTCTGCAGAGTGTGGCATGCCTTGTCAGGCCCTTTGTGGTGTGCCTGTAGAAGTCATCACAAGGCAAGAACTGCTGACAGCCCTTGCACCATTTCTGCCCTGCATCAAGTTCTGCGATCATTTTCTCTGAAGGGATCATTGTGTGTGTCCTTTTCAATCAGAAGGGTTGTGTGTGTTTTGAAGTGTGCCTTGATGATGCCCCCTGCAACAGGCAGAGTCAGGGCAAACAAAGGGCCTGTGACCCTGTCACCTGCAAGGGCGCGATCAATCAGACACCAGGCAGCAACAACTTCTGCCCCTGTGAACTGCCCCTTGAAAACAACTTCAAGTTTCAATGAACCTGCCCTGTTCAGGTTCAAAGGTCAGAAAGCAGGTGCCTGTGGGGCCGTTGCGTTGTTTGGCAATGATCAACTCCGCTTCATGTGGCTTCTGTTTGACAAGATCTTCTCCGTGGTAGACAGCATCACGATACAAAAACAAGATCTTGTCAGCATCCTGTTCAACTGCCCCTGATTCACGCAAGTCAGAAGGCAGGGGGCGTTTGTCCTTTCTCTTTTCAACGTCCCTGTTGAGTTGTGAAAGAACAATCACAGGGCTTTTGTTTGTTCGCGCCCATTCTTTGCAGGCCTTTGACATGGCAGCAACTTCAAGTTGTCTGTTTTCAAACTTGCTGCCCCTGTTCAGGCCTGGCACCAATTGCAGATAGTCAATGACAGGCACCCTGCCCCTTGACCTGTGCAGCATTTCATTCAGGGTCAGGTTGCCCCTGTCTTCAAGACGTAGGTTCATGCTGTCATCAATGTGACTGACTGCCTGTGTGTAGCGTTTCAATTTTTCAGAAGGGGTCAGGATGTCAGACCCTGGGATCCCTGCAAGGATTGCAAGGCACCTGTCAAGAATCTCTGCCTGCCCCATTTCACAACTGTAGAAGTCAACAGGCCTTTGAAATGACATTGCAATTGCAAGGCACAGGGCAAAGGCTGTCTTGCCCATGCCAGGCCGCGCCGCAAGAACGATCAATTCTCCATCACGGAAGCCCCCTTGCAACATGCTGTTCATTCTGCCCCATGTTGTCTTCAGAACGTGCTTCTGTGGGATCCCGATTGATTCAACAAGGTGAAGGAACCTTCTCTGCAGCAGGTCACAGAAAGTGTGTTCTTCTGCAGGGGCAGTTGTTGGCAGTTTCAGAATGACATCTTGCACTTCACCAGGGGTCAGGCCCTTCTGCACTGCTTCAAAGACAAGGCGTTGACGGGCAAGGCCTGCAAGGATGTTGACCACAGGAATGAAGGTCTGTGCTGTTGCCCCCTGCTGTTGTTTGGCATGCAACAGGTCAAGGGAAGTCAGCAGGTACTTCTGCAGGCCTTCAGGGGCATCAATCCTTTCAATGATCTGTATTGCGTCAGTCTGCCCCTGACTCACACAACTGAAGATAAACTGTGCATGTGTACTGCTGAACAGGGCAGGGCCGAAACTGCCCATTGCAGTCATGATTGTGGGGGCATAGGTAGGTTCAAGCAGGGCAGCAGCAAGTTGTGCTTCATGCAGGTGACTTGTGTGCTTGTCGTTTTCATTTTTCGTTGTATGCTTCATGTGTTGTGTGTCCTTTAAAAGGGAAGCCCCTGCAGAAGGTCAGGCTTGTGTGTGTCTGCCTGACCTTCTGCAGTGTGTGTTTTCTTGATGCTGACAACGTTGTCAGGGGCAGCCCGGGCTGCCTTTGTCTTTGTGTTCACAATCCATCTGACTCCTTTTCTGCCCCTTGCAGACTCTACTGAAACCACCCCTGCCCGTGCAAGCCTTTCAACACATGACTTCAGTTGCCTGACAGTGATTGACAACCTGCTTGCAGTGGCAGCCCTGGTGTCTGTGTACAGGCCTGACCTGTCAGAATGCCATGACAGAAAACACCAGACCCCCAAGTCAAGAGAAGTCAGGTGCCCTTGTTCTTGTGCATTGAAGACAGCATTGACCTTCATGCTTTCTTAGCCTTTGCAGTTGCCTTTTTCTTTGCAGGTGCCTTTTTCTTTGCAGGCTTGTCTTCAGTTGCTAGTTCTTGCCGCGCCCATTCAAGGTGGCACTGAAACATGCTTCTTTCACCAGGGGTGTGTGACAATGCAGGGCCTGTGTAGGCATCACGGTCTGCCTGTTTGGTCATGTGTTGAATCTGTTCTGTCACAAGGTCTGTGTGACTCTGAACGTTGAAGGCTGACTTGATTGCCCTGTCACTGCAGGCCTTGTTCCAGGGGCTTTTTTGCAGTGTTGCAAAGTAGGCAGCAAGGGCCTTGTTCTTCACTGCTTGCAGATCTTCTTGCAGGCTTTCTTGCTTGACTCTGTAGGCCCTTCTGAGTTCTTGCAGTTCAACAGGGTGCAGGTTGTGTGTGCCTATACTGGCAGCAACCCCTTTCAGAACTGTTGCATTGCCTGCATTCATCATCTGCTGCAGCAGGTCTTCATAGGCCTGACTGAAGGCCTTCTGTTTCTCTTTTCTAGGGGGTGCCTGTGACTGTGACTTTGCAGGGGGTGCCTGTGCCTGTGTCTGCCTGACAGTGGCAGGATCAATGCCTGACTCTTCAAACAGGGGCAAGGCAATGTCAAGGGCATTTCTAAGGGCGCGCCCTGTGGCACGGGTTGAAGCATGACCAAGAAGGGCATGGTTGCCACCCCTGCCCCCTACTTTTGATCCGTGACTGCTTCCATACTCCGTGAAGACTCTGTTGTCAGGCATGACAACTGTTGCCTGAACATAAAACAGGCCCTTGTCAGGGTTGCACCAGGCTTCAACTGGGTTGACTTTGACTGAAACCACCCCTGCCCTTTGTGCCAACACTCGCAAGCCTGCAACAGTGACATACAACTTGCCTTGCAGGTTCATCACATGCCCCATCTGTTGTGACAGGTTCAGTTTCTGTGTGTATTCATTTGCATTCATTCTGTGTGTCTCCTTTTGTTCAGAAGGGAAGTTCTTGCATTTCCTGCAGCAACACAGTCAGCCCTGCAAACAAGGGTGAATCTGACTGTGCTTCTTTCAATGTCACCTTCCTTGCGGGCAAAGTGTGGTCATACTGTGACACAAGTTCACACAGGGTGTCATACTGTGTCAAGTTGTCTTTGACAAGCCGGAAGTGTTGCCCGTTTGCAGTCATTATGACTTGAAAACCTGACCTGCTTTTGAAGGTCTGCAGTTCATAGTCTGGCACATTCTTCAAGGCAATGTCCCCATCCACAATTGATATTTCAGGGGCTTTGTTGTGCAGTTTCCTTGTGTAGGGGTTTAACTGCTGTTCTTTGTGCAGAAGCAGAGTCAGGGCTTCTGCAAACAGGGCACCCTGCCTGACTCTGTTGACCTGTGTTCTTTGCTTCACCAGGGCTTCACACTGCAGCAAAAGGTCAGTGTTTTCTTCATTCAGTCTGATGACTTTTGACATGTTACCCCCTTATAAAAACAGCAGCAGGCCGGGCACTGCAAAACATAGCACTGCAGTCAACCCATCTGTGAAGATGTCAAGCAACTGTTGTTCTTTCTTGTTCTGTTCAATGACTTCAGGGTCATTGGGGTCAAGAAGGGGCATGCAAAAGAACAGTGTTTTGCTTCTCTGCAGTTCAGTTGCCATTGCCTTCATATAGAGTGACAGGCATTTGTCTTTGTTTCCTGCCCTGGCATGCAAGAAAGCCCGTTGCAGGTACATTTCAAGGGTTGCCTGACTGTGTCTGTGAAAGGCTTCTGTTCCAGGCTCACAGTTCTTTGTGAAGTCAACTGACTGCACAAGTTCCAGGTTCCACAGGATCTGTTGTTGCAGGGTCTTGTTTCTACCGTAGGCCATACGCCCTGACTGCAGGGGTTGAAAGATCAATTCTTTGTTCATGGTGTGTGTCTCCTTTGCAAGGGCAAGGGCAGGGCCTGAAGGCCCTGCCCTGTGCCTGTTGTTGTTGTATCACTGCAGTTTGCTTCTGCAGGCTTTGTATCCTTCTTCAATCAAAGTGAAGGCGTTGTCATAGTACATGCATTCAATCAGGGCAGTGTTGACCTGTGGTTCAGCAGTGCAACCCCATCTTGCCAAGGGCAACACAACCTGTGTGAACAGGTACTGCCTGGCACCTTCCATTTCAGGATCTTCAAGCAGGCTGCACTTGTGCAGTGTCTTGAACAATTCACGTTGCCTGAAAGTCTGCAGGGGCACTGTGAACTGCATGATGCCCTGTTGCACAGTCAACTCCGCGCCACACTGTGCAAGTTCAGTTGCCCATTCATATCTTGCGATTGCAGAAGGCTTGTACTGTCGTTTGTCCACTGAAAACTGTACACACAACAGGGTGTGTGCATCTGACATGTCAGCAGGCAGTGCATCAGGAACATCTGCAAGCAAGGCCTTCATTTCTGCTGCAAACGCCTGGAAGGCTTCAGAGTCAAGTTCTTCTGCAGAAGGCATGTCAGGGGTTGTGTTTGTGTCTTCTGTGGCTTCTGCAGTGGTTTCTGTGGCTTCTGCAACCCTCTCTGCAGCATAGGGGTCAACAGGGGCAGGCAAACTTTGCAGGGCACAGGCAACAACTTTTTCTTCACAGGGCAACAGGCCTGCTGACTCTGCATTCTGAAGCAGTTGATTCAAGAAGAAGGCAAGGTGTGAAAAGGCTTCTGCAGGGCCTTCAAAGAACAGGTTGACCTGTTGTCTGTCACTGCCCAACACACCAGACTGAACACAAACTTCTGTCAGGGGCAGGTTGTGTTCTTTCACCAGGGGCATGATTTCACTGAATGCCCTGTCATTGAAACTGATGCGAGTGACAGGGGCTTCTTTGACTTCTGCAGGGGCAGGGGTGTTGACAGCAGACCATGAACAAGCAGTTGCAGGGTCAACAGGGGCAGGCAGTTTCTTCAGGGTCATAGTCAGTGAACGCTTGTATGAAGGGTCAAGGTTGGATCGTTTTCTTTCTTGTGTCAGATACCATGCAAGCACTGAAAACTGTTCAGTTGTGCCTGTGTATCCGTTTCTGACCCATGCCCTTTGTTCACCGTTTGCATCATTGACAGTGTTGTTGTGTTCAACATATTGCAGGCCTGTCTGTGAAACATAGCCAGAAATGTAGTCAGTTGCCCAGGCAGTGAACTCAATGGTCTGCAGTTCTTCTGCAGGGGCTTCTGCAGGGGCTTCTGCAGGTGCTTCTGCAGGGGCTTCTGCAGGTGCTTCTGCAGGTGCAGGCAATTGTTTCAAAAGGCAGGTGATGGTTCTTTTTTCACCTGCAGAAAGACTGTCAGCATTTTCTTCACGATACGAGATCAAGCAGGCTGCAAGCCTTGCAAATGCTTCTTTTTTCCCTTTGTAACCATAGCGATCATAATATCCCAATTCTTCAGTAATACATTCAAGTTGCATGTCTTCACTTGCAGGCAATGAACGCAAAATGAAGTCAGCATTGTTTGAGATGACAATGTAGAAGTCAGAAGTGTTGTTCAGTTCTGTCCAACCTTGCGCGCCGTATGTTCCGAGATATTTTCTCATTGTGTGTGCCTCCTTTGTTGTTTGTGTGTACCTTGGATCTTGTTTATAGCAGACCCCTGAACCCCTTGTCTACAAAAAAACTACACTTTGTTACAACTATTTTATAAGTCATTGTTCTGCTTGTGTTTTTCAGGCTAAGAAAAAAAGCTTGAGGCAAGGGCGCGGCCACCTCCCGGCCCAGTGGGCGGCCATTAAAAAATCTTGCAACTGACTGTTTGCAAAGGCTTTTCAGGATTCTGAATCGTCGTTCATGGCCATCTCCCGGCCCAGTGGGCGGCCATGACGGTCTGCAAGTCATTGATTGCATTGACAAAAAGTACTGCCCCCTTATACCTTATAAGGGGAAAAAGCCCTGCAGGCTTTTTTCCCCTTGTCACTGCAGCACATTCCCTGCAGGGGAAGTGCTGTGACACCTTAGATCTTGATCCGGATCGTGTTCTCTTTTTGCGCTTCCTGTGCCACACTGTAGACTCACAAGGGGGCGCGGAAATGAACAAAGACATCATCATCAAGGTCAGGATGACACAGGCACAAGTTGAAGCCCTTGACAGGGCAGTTGCAGGCAGCCCTGCAGACACAAGATCAGCATGGGTCAGGTGGGCAATTCAACAGGCACTGCAGGCAGCAAAGACAGGCAAGGAACACTGACCAAACTGCACATTGCACAGGGGGCGCGCCCATGACAGAGAAGAAGAAACGAGGCAAGAAGAGACTAAGCAAGGCCCTTGTGATTGAAGCCCTGCAGAAGGCAAACGGGGTCAAGGCCCTGGCAGCAAGGATGTTGAAGGTCAAGCGGCAGTCAATTGATCATTGGATCAAGAACTATGCAGAAGTTGCAGAAGCCTATGATGAAGTGAATGAAACCACGATTGATGAAATTGAGGGCATGTTGATCAACAACTGCAAGACAGAAGGCAAGCACCAACAACGGGCAATTGAATACTATCTGACAAGCAAGGCACGTCACAGGGGATACGGGGCGCGGGAAAAGCAAGCAGACACAGAAAAGACTGTCATCATTCAACACACAATCCCCGGCTTCACTGATGACTGAAGTGCAGGTCAACTATGAACCACTGCCTGCACAGTCTGCCTTCCACCTTGAAAGAAGCAGGGTCAAGTGCCTGCTTGGGGGTGTAGGGTCAGGCAAGACAAAGGCAGGGGCTGCAGAAGCCCTGAACCATTGCCTGCATCAACCAGGGCAAGACGGCATGATTGTCAGCCCGACATACAACATGCTGACAAGGCTGTCATTGCCTGCCTTTCTTGACATGCTGCCTGCAGAGTTGATTGCAGAACACAGGAAAGGTGACAGGGTCTTCATTCTGCACAATGGGGTCAAGGTCTGGTACGCTTCAGCAGACAGGCCTGAAACACTTGACGGCACAAACCTTTCCTGGTGGTGGGCAGATGAAGCCCGCTACATCAAGCGGTCAGCCTATCACACTCTGCTTGCCCGCTTGCGTCAGCCCGGTGCCAAAAGGCACCAGGGCTTTCTGACAACAACCCCTGAAATGAATTGGTTATTCGACGAGTTTGGCAGTGATGCAGCCCCTGCAGACAGGGCAGTCATACATGCAAAGACTTCAGACAACATACACAACCCTGATGACTACATTGATCAAATGCAGAGAACCTACTCTGCAAGCCTGTTCAACATGTATGTTGGAGGGCAGTTTGTTCACCTGTCAGGGGGTGTCTTTGATGACTTCAATGCAGCAGTGCATGTGCAAGACCTGACAGTTGACTCACGTTTGCCTGTCTGCCTTGCCGTTGACTTCGGATACAGGAACCCTTCTGTCCTGTACTTTCAACATGTGCCCTTCTGCAAGCAGCACGGCACAAAGAACTGCATGCACATCATTGATGAAGATCAACCTTCAAACTGCAGCACAAGGCAACTTGTTCAACTGATTGAAGACAAGTGCAAGCGCAAGGCCTTCAGAAGGGGCATTGCTTATGTTGACCCTGCAGGGGCTGCTGCATCAATCGTTGAAGGCTATTCTGACGTTAGCCTGTTGAAGGGGGCAGGGTGGAAAGTTGTCGCCACCTATGATCCCCGAAAAAGGTGGATACCCTACGGGATTGATCAAATACGTCTGAAACTGAAGCCACACAACAGCCCTGCAGAGATCTACATTGACAAGGCCCTGAAACATGAAAGGGGCATCACAAGAAGTCTGCAGGCTTCAAAGTATCCTGACAAGCAGGCAGGCACACAGGCAAACATTCCCTTGAAGTGTGGATTGTATGACCATGCCCGTGATGCCCTTCGCTATGCTGTCATTGGTCTTGAAAACAAGGGGGTCAAAGTATTGTGATAGTGACACTGCAACAGGCAAACGCGGCCTGCAACCTTGCTGCCCGTTGGTATGCAGAACGAAACAACAGACCCTTTGAAGGGTGGGGCAGTGACTGCACTGACCGCTCAAAGATGCCCTGGTTCCTTGATGTCATGAACAAGGCCTGCCTTCTGCTTGCCTTTGAACAGGGCACTGCCTTTGCTGCCCTGTGGGGGCGTTGTATGCAGGAAACAGGGGCTGCCTGGTATGATCAAGAACAGAAGTCAGATGCAGAGTGTGAAAGGTTGTACGGCTATCAGACAAGCACAGGGCAGAACCTGGGCAACACTGAACCCGGTGATGGGGCACTGTTCAAGGGCAGGGGTGTCATTCAACTGACAGGTCGTGCAAACTATGAAAAGGCACAGGCAAGGTTCAACGTGCCCTTTGTGACTGAACCTGACCTTGTCATTGAACCTGTGAATGCTGCCCGGATCATTGTCTGGTATCTTGTTGAAGAAATGCCTGCAAGGCATGGGTGGAATACTCCGTATCCGTGGTTGATTGACAGTGACCTGTCCCTTGAAGAGAAAACCTACAGGGTCAGTGCCTGCATCAATTGGGGCTTTTTTCAGCCCTGGAACAGGCACCCTTCAAAAGAACAGATTCATGGTTGGCCTGAAACTCTGATGTATGCACAGGCAATGTCTGACATCATAGGCCTGGCACCATGAACACTTTGAAAGACAAGAACCCCCTGTTGCTTGAAGGTGATTGCCTTGAACTGATGAAAGGCCTGCCTGACTGTTGCATTGATGCAGTTGTCACTGATCCCCCCTATGGATTGTCATTCATGAACAAGGGGTGGGATCATGCAGTGCCCCCTGTTGAAGTGTGGCAAGAATGCTTCAGGCTGTTGAAGCCAGGGGGGCACCTTTTAGCGTTTGCAGGCACAAGGACACAACACAGAATGTGTGTGAACATTGAAGATGCAGGCTTTCAGATCCGTGACATGATTGCATGGGTGTACGGTTCAGGCTTCCCGAAAAGTCACGACATCAGCAAGGCAATTGACAAGGCAGCAGGGGCAGAAATTGAATATGTTGCACATCCTGCCTATGCAAAAAACAACGGCAACAAAGCCAAGGGCAAGTTTGGTCAATGCAACAGAAAGCATGACATCAGGTGCATACCTGTGCCAACAACAGACATTGCAAAACAGTGGCAGGGGTGGGGCACTGCCTTGAAGCCTGCCTTTGAACCTGTAACGGTAGCAAGAAAGCCCCTTGCAGGCACAGTTGCAGAGAATGTGTTGCAGCACGGCACAGGGGGCTTGAACATTGACGGCAGCAGGATTGATTCACCTGACAACCCTGTCAACAGGTACCCTGCAAACTTACTTCACGACGGCAGCCCTGAAGCAGTGGCACCCCTGCAGGGCAATCAAAGGTTCTTCTACTGTGCAAAGGCCGATCAATCAGACCGTGATGCAGGCCTTTCAAAGGCAATCAGCACAGGGCCTGAAAGAAGCAACAGAGACGACATTGACAACCCCTACATAGGCACAAGATCCCCTGCAAGGAACAACCACCCCACAGTCAAGCCCCTTGCCCTGATGAAGTACTTGTGCAGGCTTGTCACACAACCCGGGGGCGTTGTTCTTGACCCCTTCATGGGTTCAGGCACAACAGGCAGGGCTTGCCTTGAAGAAGGCTTCATTTTTGTGGGCATGGAAAAAGATCCTGAGTACTTCAAACTTTGTCAGCAAAGGGTGACAAGGGTGCAGTTGCCCTTGTTTGGAGGTCTTCTGTGAGCAAGTACGAAGATCTTTTTGCAAGGCAGGCAGAAGCAGCAGGCCTGACCTTTGAACGGCAAGTCAGGTTGATACCTATTCAAAGAACAAAGCCCTTGCACAAGAACAAAGACCTGAAGACAAGGCACAAGGTTGACTTCTTGTTCAGGTCTGCAGGCATTGTTCTTGAAGTGCAAGGGGGCACATGGTCAGGGGGCAGACACACCAGGGGCAAGGGGTATGAAGGGGACTGCCTGAAACAAGCCCTGTTGCAACTTGAAGGGTTCACGGTGTACTATTGCACAGGGTCACAAGTAGAGTCAGGGCAAGCACTTTCATGGGTCAGGGAAGCGATAGACAATGACAAGAAAAGCAAGACCCCCTGCTGCTGCAGTGGCAGAAGCAAAGAAGATGTTGAAGTGGCGCGACAAGTACGGCAGAAAGCAAGTCAAGGGCGCGACAAGGGTGGGGTGGACAAGGGCACAACAACTTGCCAAGGGGCGCGCCCTGACTGAAGCCACAGTCAGAAGAATGGCAGCCTTTCAACGACACAGAAAGAATGCAGAAGTTGATGACAGGTACAAAGGGACACCCTGGAAGGACAGGGGG